AGCAAAAGCTTGTCCTGCTGCTTCGTAGTAAGCTACTGTAAAAGTAGTTGCAGATGGAACTGCAGTTACGATTGCTTTGTTAAAAACACCTGAAGTGTTGTTTTGAATCATAACAGTTTGTCCAACTCTAATTGCAATGTAAGTAACACCTGAATCAGCTACCGTGAAAGTAGCAGTTCCTGAACCTGCAGCAGCAGCTGAAGTACAGTTAGTGTATTTAATGTGTAAACGACCTTGTTCTGCCCATTTAATTTGGTCAGAGTTAGAAGGCATCTCAGCACCTACCATTCTTAAGAATGATGCGATGGTTCTGTTTCCATAACGCTCAAATTCTTTTTCGTAAGTATCAGGAAGATACTGATTCAAGAAGTTGAAGTTAGTAATGTAGTTTGTCTGTAACGCTACTTGCTCCGCTGCCGGTTGTAATGCATAAGTAGGCGTTGATAATAAAGCACTTGGCATAATTTTCTAATTTAAAAGTTTTACAATTTTTTAATGCTTCGGATTTTTAGGCTCCTTCCCGAATCAGGATTTACCTCTCTAACTTGCATTCCATCATTTTGCTTTGTAACTTGAGGTGCCATACGCTCAGACATTTGAATATTCTTAATATTCTTCATTGTCCCATCAACAGCATCTGATTTACCTTGTTCATAAAAGAACCTTGCAAACTTTTCAGGATTCATAGCTACAGCTAATGACTTATGATAACCTACTGCATCTTTAATTAAACCTTGTTCATCCAAAAACTTATTTACAAAGTTTGCAGGATTAGATTGTAATTTTTTCAATTCATTTCGGTCTGCGGGATTAAAAGTAATCTTCTTGTCATCAATTGCAAATTCAAAACCTTTGAACTCGTCACTGAAAACTTCTTGGGTTTTTTGTTCAAACCAATTTCTTTTTCTCTCGTTTTCTTCTTCAATAGTCTTAGCCTCTTTGGTATATTGCTTATAGCTTTCGTAGTTTTCTTTCTCTTCTTCAGAAATAAGTGGGACACTTGACTCAAGTGGCACTTTGTATTTTTCTTTTTGAGAATTAAAAAACTTCTTAGCTTGGGCAACAGCCTTTTTGGTTTCTAACTTAATTTTTCTGATTGTAGATTCATCATCAAGGTCTTCGTCATATCTATAGTCATCCATCAAGACTTCTATATCTTCTGCATCAAGACCATCTTGAGTGGAAGAAAGATACTCTCTTAAAAGAGTTTCAGGTTCCATAGAATCTACATCTTTGTTTAGCTTCATAAAGTCATCAATCCCTCTACCTGTTTCTTGCTTATATCTTAAATAAGTAGCAACATCTTCAGGCAAGTCAATTGATTCTTTTCTTTCAGCCATTAAATCGTCAAACGATTTAATTTCTTTGTTATATTTTTTACCAATATATGAAAGAACTTTTTCTTCTGATAACTCATCCGAACTATCATCGTATGCGGTTGATGTGTTTACTTGTGGTGTATCCACAACAGGTTCATCAAACTGCGGTTCATCAACTTGTTGTTGTTGATTACTAATATCTGTAAACTGCTGCTCGTGTTTATCAAGTAATTCTTGTTCTACTTGAGCAATCCCTTTTTCTTCAGTACCATCTAAGGCTCTTACTTTTAATTCCATTTTATTTGATTTTAATTTGATTTAATTTTTTACAAATGTAAACAAAAATGTTTATATTTTATCGAGGCTCGAATTCTCCTAAGTCAAACCCATCTAAGCTATCCTCATTTGATTCAAAATTCAACGGAGGTAGGTTATTTTTACGTTGATTTATTAACTTTGATTGCTCTGTATTTTGTTGGCTTATTCTTTTAGCTTTAGCATCTTCTCTTTCTTTCTCACGAGCACTAAGTGTTTCAACTTCAATACCTTTTAATTGCTGATTATAGCTAAACTCTTGAGCCATAAGGTCAGATTTCATTTGAGCTTCTCTTTCTAATAACTGTATGTCAAAAGCAATCTCAGCTTGTTTTAATTGCATTTTTGTTTGAAGCTCTATCTGCATTTTCTCCGTTGCTATTTGACCTGCCATCTCCTGAGACTTCAATTGTTGTTGAGCAGTCATAGCTTGCTGTTGCATCTTCATTTGCTCTTCACGCTCTTGCTTCTTAACTCTCTTAAGTTTCAATAATTGATTCGCAAGTTTAAGGTTTTTAATCTCACGAATATCAATTGCATCTTCAAGGTTAATATCTCCTTTAGATAATGCCATTTGAATATTAGCTTCAAGTTGAGCTTTTTGTTCTTCATCAGGAGAAACCTCAATAAAAATACCAAAATCATAAATATAAAGTTCTTTAATATCATTTAAGATAGAAACATTGAATCTACCTATCTTATTAATGAAGTCTTCTTTAAAGTCAGAATATTCTAATATATCTGCAATTCTATAAGTCAAAGCTTCAGCTAATGTTCTATAAACGAATAAACTTCCCTCTAAGATATGTCTTGTAGCTGTATTTGAATTTAATGCTGCCAACTTCTGAACACCAACTAAAGAGTTAGGGTCAGGCATAGAACCATCTCTTGCTTCATTTAATCCGGTTACCGACCTAATCATATCCATATAATGATTATAATTAGCTAAAAGCATTTGCGTTTTAGAAGCACCTGAATTAGAAGTTAATTGAGTAATAGGAACTCTTGCATTATTGAAGTCTCCATCTTGAGTATAACTACGACCAATAACAGAACCTGTTTGGAAGTATAATCTTAATGCATCTTCAGGATTGTATGCTGCTCCTGTACCTAAGTCAACTTCATTTAAACCATCTGCATCAATAAACACCCCATCAGGAACTGTTCTATTAATTACTTGTTGTAGTTTTAAATGTGTTATTTGGATAAGGTCTGCAAAAGGAATCATTCTTCTTACTAAAGACTCAATTACTCCTTTATACATACGAGGTGCTGCAGCAACATAATTTGGTATTGCGTGTTGAGATGCTGATTTTGGTCTTACCATATTTTTAGATAAGTCCCATTTTAAAAGAATATTGGTCCCCATAACCATAACTCCTTCATACCAAACATCAATTGTTTTTTCAATCTTTTCGAAGTTACCTTCTTCCATCATTTCTGTAGGAGGATTGAAAGTATCATCTTTCTCAATCATACGAGTAGCTCCGTTATCAAGAATTTTTTTCTTGTAAACAATTTTTTTCGTAGTCTTATAATTGAAATACATTAATGTAGCTGTATCTCTTGAGAATACACTATTCTCATAAAATTGAGCAACATTATAATAATCGTACCATTGTTGGCTATATTGTGTAATTTCTTGAAGGTCTTCTTTTGTTAAAGTAGGGTCTATCTTCATTAACTCTGTAATAGGAAGCGTTTTAATTTCTCCCCAATAGAAACAATCTCTAAAGTATGGGTCCTCTGTATAAGAGTAAACAACATTAGCAGGGTCAACATAAGAAATCTGTACACCTGAACCTTGAAGAAATTCGTGTTTAGCTATTCCGATACCAATTACAGTAGCGTCATAATCAATTCTTTTTCTAATATTGTCATAATGGTTTTCTTCAAACATTGTATTAATAGCTTCTTCCTCAGCTATCTCAATAGCAGGCTTATAGTTAAGCTGCATATATAATGATAATTCTTCATCACTATTAGGAAGTTTGTCAGGGTCCATAATAAAAGGGTCAACACCTGAAAGCTCTTTTATTTGAGATAAGATTTGTTTACCTGCTACTTGAGACTCCATCATTTCTTGATACTTGCTTCTCTTAGCTTGAGACATTGCATCTTGTGCGTATGCCTTAACTTTAAACAATCTATCTGACATACCGTTTACAACAATATCAACAAATTTAGGAATGATTGGAACAGGAGTCCAATCTAAATTTAGATAGGATAAATCTCCATCAATAGCTAATTCATTTTTGTATTTAGCAACAGGCTGTTCTCCTCTCGCATAGAGCCTTAACCTGTTAAACTCCCTCCATTGGCTATAATATCTACAATTATTTCCGTCTTTTCTGAACCATTCGTACTGAATAGCTTGACCAACTTGTAAACCAAATTGAGGAGACGCTTTTTCCGCATCAGTAGCTAACTGACTTGGAAATACTGACGATGTAATATCTATTGTTATGTTTTTCATTTAATTAATTGACTTGTTGAACCATCATTAGAATACCTTGCGAAGTTAATAATAATTTTTGAATCTTTTTTCTCCGGCATATATAAATGCTTTTGGTTAGCCATAATAGCTAATCCTGAACTAATAGAGGCATCAAATTTTGTTCTATCGTTTATATCAAACTTAGCCCAATCCTCTAATGTTCTCGTAAAAGGCATATTGCCTATTTGGTCAGGGTCTCTATAATTACCTGCCATATCAAAACCTATATGCTTCTCTATGTAAGACTCAATCGCAGAAGCGTGAGATTGTTTAACATCTTCAGATGAGTTAGGTATTCCTCCAAGTTCTCGTTCTGTTTTTGTTAACTTATTATATTGTTTATCAGGTCTGTTTAGACAGTATTGTCTGTAACCTCTATTTTTAAAATGGTATAGTAATCGAGGTTTGTTGTTCTCAATTAAAATAGGCATACCATAGAATACACAAGCCATAAGAACTTCTTCGAAAAATATCTCAGCTGTCTGAGGTCTTGCTATGTATTCTAAGAAAAACTCATTGGAAGGTGCATCATCCATATTAAACTTAGTAAGTCCGTGAAGAGAACCATTAGACCCTCTACCACCAACTACTGCTGATATATCATAAGAGTCACACCCAAATGACCCTATGTGTTCATTTCCCGGATGTTTAACTCCATTTCGTATATGTACATTATTCTGCAAGTGTTTTGCAGGAGTCCAACTAACTAAGAACCTTCCTTTGTTATCGGGAGTAAAAATAACTTTAGTATCTTTAATACCATCCTGCCAATGAAAAGAACCTCTTGTAACATAATGCTCTTTTATAAGAGAGTCATTATAATCTATTTGTTGGTATATCTTTGTAAGGTTAAATAAAGATTGCTTACTTTCATCTCTAAATGCGTGAGACTCTGTTCTTGGAAACTGACGATAGAACTCATTTAACGCATCAGCATCATTCTTCAAAGAGTCAACCTCTGCTTCCCAATAATCGACAGCACCATTCTTAATCATACCTCCGTCTACACCTTTTATAGGCTCAACAGGCTTATAGAAAATAGGCATACCGTATTTATCTATGAATCCCTCCATATTCCATTCCATAGGAATAAATAAAGAGTACAATCCTGATTTAGTTTGACCGTTGGCATTTCTAATTAATACATTAGAATCCTCATACATATCTTTATAGTTCTGACCTCCTTTTGATAAAGCATTTGAGGTTGAACCCATCATACACTTACCAATGATTTTAGAACCTAATCTTAAACAGGTTTTGGTTACTCGCCAATTTTCTTTAATATTATTTGGCTTAGTCCATTTGCCACTATTTAAACTTAAAGTAAAGTCAGATAGTATTAACTTCCTTTCATTATCATTGTTTCCATTTACTTGTATACCTACATAATCTCCTTTTCCAATATATTCAATACTAACTTTATTTCTTCTTCCTCTTGTTTTTGGAACATACCCATCAAATGATTTCTTCTTCGTAATAATAGGTATCATTGAAAGGTTTCCTGAAATTGAAACTTTATATGTATCAGTACTGTAGTTACTTTTACGATGCTTCACATTAGAGCAAGATAATCCACAAGATAAAGCAATAAACCTAATAGATTCAATTATATGTTTTTTACTCATTCCAAACTCTATGATGTTTTTCTTTTTATTAGAGTAACCATCGGAATCTATAAGTCCGGCTAATAATTGTAATCTTGTTTCTATAGAAGATTTCATATATTGCTCAGGAACGTGTTTGTTATTATAAACACCTATATCTCTTAGAGATTGGTTTATTCCTTTAAAAGCAAATTCAACAATTTTAGGACAGTCTGATTTTTTAAGCTCAAAAGGTATGTTTTTCATTTGAGCAATCATACCTAAATAATGCAATAACTCAGGCTCTTCTTCCTTATTAACAAGTATAGTGAAAGCTTTTTTTCTACCATCGCCAAGCCATAGTCCAAGTAAGTATGGAGGTATACCTTGAAATACATCTTCAGATTCTATCCCTTTAGACACGACTCTTGTTATATGTTGTTTCCTATATTTAGAGCTATTAAAATACTCTTTAGCCGTCAATACTATCTCTCCTTTATTATACTCATTTAAAACCAATCTATGATTTTCTGTAACCACATAATCTTCTCCGTATGGTTGTTTTATTAAATAAGTATCAGTATTTCCTTCTGTCTTAGCTACTACTGTTTTTTTAATACCTCCCTCAACAAATACCTCGTCTCCTTGTTTTATGTCTTTTATTTTTTTAAAAGTCCAATCCGACATTAATATTGATGTTTCAGGTGCATAACACTCATCGTGAGCTAAAAATAGAAGTTTTTCCCCATCATAAGAGTTATCTTCTGTATTCTTCCAATCTATTGATGTATCTAATCCTTCAATTATTTCAGCATCAGATTCGTACATATTCTTCTTTGTAATCTTAGATGCAGGAACCCTAAACGCTAACTCTGTCTTAGGTTTATCCATACCATCCATAATTGGTTTAAAGAAGAAAGGAAGTCTACTATTTATAGGCACAACCTTATCTGTAAACATTTTTTTAGCATCGGCTCCTGTCTTAGACAAAATACCAATCCTTGAATCTTTAGCAAGTGTTCCTATATTTACAGCCTCAGACGAAGACATAAAAGAGAATCCTGAACGTCTAATCTTAAGGTATATCATACCAAAGCTACGCTCATCTGCTTTACAAGCTTCCCAAAACAACCAATAGATTCTATTAGCTTCACGGAAGTCAGGATAACCAACATCAATACTTGACCATTGTAGATACATATAATGAGAGCCGGTTATATAGGTTTTAACTCCGTTATTCATAAACCAATATCCTTGCTCTCTATAATCAAACTCTTGCTCAATATAATCAACCCATCTGTTTTTAAATTCAGAAGGCATTTCATTCCATTGGAATATAGATTGTATTTTTTCTAAAGGTTTAGGTATCGGTTGTCTTTCCCAATATTGTTCAGCTTTACTTGAACTTGTTTGAAAACACTTTTCAGGAGCAGGCGGTATAGCAATATGAAGACCTGATACATTAATAATGTCTCCAATTTGACCTGTCTTTGATATTACTACAACATCGTATTGGTCATTATAGCCATACGCCCAAGACCTATTTCTATTTTTATTAGAAATAACTCCTTTAGCAATATAGTCATTGACTACAGTATATAATTTATCTTGACCTTCTTTCTGCAAAACCTTGTCTTGTATCAGTTCGACTTCCACCTTTTTCAGATAACTCAATGCTTTCTTTTTCAGCTTCAATTCTATTTAGAATTTCAAATGCATCGAATATCGCTAATTTCTTTGTTGCTGCTGCATTTTTTAGCTTGTCAGCAGCTAAATCATCTCCTTCGCTATTTGGGTCCAATATGGAGTCCTCAGCGACTTTTATTAGTTCTTCTACAGCTTTATGTCCTGCTGCTATAATTTTTAACTTTATATCTTTTGTGCTCATACTCTATCTATAAAACATTACATAAACCATTCTACCTTCTTTCCAACCTGTATTAGGATACTTACTATGAAAATAAACTGAAGGATACATAACTGCCCTATTAGG